CGTAGTTGGTACTGTTGCCGGGAATCCTGCTTCTGGTGCACCAAAAGACCCAGTTCCAAAGCCCATTACACCAAATGCACGTGGTTCATCTTCTAATACATCAGAATTTGCAATATCAAAATCAAAATCTGAAATGCTAATAACAAGTGTTTCACCAATAAAAGCATCTGTGTGGAGATCGCCTGCTCTTGCAAGGCGACAATATGCCGGCTCGTCATAGCCTAATGACGCTAGGTACATTCTACCATCAAATGGAACTGCTGGTGGTTTTGAAAATTCCACGTGTTGCTTTGTAAAAACGATTGTATTTGGAATCGTTAGTGTACCAGTTACTGTTGTCGCAAGCGGAACAGATGCAACTGTCACAACTGTATCACTAATACTATTCAAAGCAACAGACACTACCGTATATATTCCATCGCCAATTCCATTTCCAGAGATAATGAATGTCGACCCAACTGCAAATGCTGATGTAGCATAACCTTGCACAGTGAAAGATCCACTCACTCCTGGTGTCACACCAATGATGGCAAAACTATTGAAAGCATTTTGCACATAATAAGTGCCGGTATTACGATTTAGATAAGTATTATCAACTGTAATGTATACACCTTCAAAATACTTATCAGTTTGATCGCCAATAACAACAAAGGCGTTGGAGGTTGAATCGCTGTTGATAATTGAATCTTTAGACGTATCAAAAATATAGGCAAATCCATGCGGAGATGATGATGTGATTGATGTCAACCAATACTGGGATGGGGGAATTGGTGGTATTGAACTAATTGTAACAACTGTATTACCACTAACCAATGTTGACGAAGCAACAAGATACCAACCATTCCCACCGCCAATATTTCGTCCTACAACAAATAAAGTTCCTGGTACAAATAGTGCTGTGTGATCACCAAGTATTGTCCATGACCCACCACTACCTGTTACAACGCCAATAATTTGATACGCCGTACTTGCAAAACCCGGAGGGGCATCCCAAATAATACCATAACCACAATCATAGGCTACTGGTGGGTTTGGTCGTGTAAAATCCATTACCCATGCATCACGATCACAAACTATGACATTGATTTGTTCTGTCCAAACATACTCAACCAATGTTTCCAAAATTTTGGTGTGATACGGTTTGACTGTTAAAACATAGTCAACAAATCCTGTTGTAGGATCTGTACGGAATAATGCATCAATTAAACGACTGGCCATTGTTAATCCTTAATAATTTCGAGTTTTAGAGCCGACAACAATGATAATGGAAAACATTCCGTCCAGCCCGTAAAATATTTATTTTTACACACCTGTACTTTGTATCGCTCTTGATGAAATTTTTTCAATATTGTCTGTTCTTGTTGGAAAGCCTTATATAAAGGATAAGGTAATTCTGCTACCACTTTAAACCGCACACCTGAAAATCTTTGTTTGATGTATTGTTTCCTCGTTATACCAATTTTACAAAACGCATCGTCAATAGTAATAAGATATAATTTTGCTGGTTGTGCTTTTACCTCTGGATGTTTTTCAAAATACTTATTTGTATAACCCTTTTGATGCTGTATTCCACAAGAGGGACAACCAACGCCGTTTGCATGGTCTGCTGCTCGTTGAGAAAAATTTCCATGATCTTTGCATGTTATAATAACCTTTTTATTCATTCCCGCCGAAATGGTTTTTGAATAGTCATATTTACCCACGTGAAGTATTGACGAGCGGTGCACAAAATCTTTTGTTGATACTTTCCCTGTACCACCACACACTGGACATCCATATCCACCATGCACATGATCTGTTGGTGTTTGTGAGAAAATCCCATGAACAGGGCACGTAATGTTTACCTTTGTGTGTACATTTTTATACACAACATTTTCGTACGTATATTTTGATTTGTGTTTTTTATTGGATCGTTCAATGAATTGTTGCAACGTTAATGATTGTCGCTCATTACATAACGAACATCCGCGACCTTTCATATGATCCATTGCTCGCTGTTCAAACGCCCCATGGATATTACAAATAATTGTAATTTTTTTATCAGCACCGCAGAATTGTGTCTGCGAATAATTATAACGATCACCATGAACGGTTTGTGATCTTTGTATAAATTGTTGGGTAGTTAGTTTTTTTGGCATGATTGTATTTATGGCTCTAGTCATCGAACAAACCTGCAACTTCTAGAACACGAATACCGTGCAAGGCTACCCAAGATGTTTTGAAGATCTGTGGGTATTTAGATTTTACAGAGAAAGCATCAAGTAATGTATTAAACCAAATGTTATTGACATGAATGGTACCAAATGTGTTATAAATTACATCCATTGATATAGCAATGTTTGCCGGCGTATCAAATGAGTATGTAGCAAAGAATGAATTGATGTCCAACGGATAAAAGTCATTATTTGGATCTTCCAAATATGCAATTACCGTCTGTAATGACAGAGTACCATCTGTGAATGCCTGAGCTTCACCCAATCCATACTGAGTATCTGTTCCATTCATTTCATCATATAGTGTGCGTTCCAAAGCTGGAACGCGAATGCTTGGATCTGCTAATTTGTAAAAAATCAAAGATTCAGTTAAGCGATTCCACAAATAACGATCAATGTTTACTCCTTGCTCACGACGAATAACAAGCCATTCTTGATGTTTATCTTTCAAATTTACTGGACGGTAGCCATCATCCAAGTTATCACGCAACGTTAAATCACGTGTAAATCGCATTTCGTAACGATTATCTGTACGCACATAGTCGGCAGCTTTACGAATGATTGCTTGACGATAAAACACAGGAATTACGGGGTATAGATCATAGATCCAAGGAACGCTATACACAGTGCCATACGTGATACCGTATCCGAAGCGGTCAGCTAGTGTTGGGTCGTCTTCTGGACGCTGTACAACAAGATATGGCGTAGGAATTACTGCAAGTTGTTGAGCAACTTGAATAAGAGGCAAAGCATCTTCACGATCTTCAATTTTGTTCAGTCGGTTTTCTACCCAGAAATAATACAAAGTCTTTTCAATTGTGTCAAATGTGACGACGCGTTGTGTATATTGAACCATTTCTTTCAATTGCACATTCGTTGTTCCATCATCTGACGCATCTGGATCAAATGCTGCCTCTTCTGGTGTTACAACAGGAATAGGACGGACGACCATTATGATATCACGAAGAACATATTGTGCTGTGTTGGGAATTTGGTACAAACTATCTACTGTTAAATCTGCCTGAGATAGACGACCATTCAAATATGTATTAACAACATCACCAGGTGAAAAGAGTGAACTATCCAGCGTGAACAATGGTGGTACTGGCAATGTGTAGCCATCAATAATCGGAATAATTTGTTGAGATGAAACAGGCTTTGGAGTCCAGTTAATAGCTTTAAATGCCGGCACTACCGCCAACGTTCCAATACCACCTGTGCCATATTCAAATGCTGTTCCATTTGGTACGTCACTTAGTTTAATAATTGAGGCGGTGGTTCCCAACGTAACATAATATTTTGTTGATGATGCAAGAGTTGTCGTCGTCGTTAATGGTAGTTGGAGATCTAACGCTGTAATAGTGATTGTATTTTGAGCTGCTTCTACTGTTGTTGCAATACCAACGAGAACGACCATTATCTTAGCTGCAAGTTGTGTGACTGTTGTTGCACCTGTAATTGTAATTGTGTAATTCACCGGTACACCACCATTTACAGCGAATGTAAAATCATACAATCCATTAGCAAGATTTGTTAATGTTGCTGGCACAACTGCTGGTATATCAAAAAATGTAATTGTAGCAATGGCTGGGGATTCACTATAGACTGCCGGAACAACAGTAATTGTTATTATTGCAGTCATTGATGTCGCCAAACTATCAAACAAATCTGGATTCACACCTGTTGTTGGACGTGTAGGAGTAATTGTGCCATTGATTGTCAATAGGGCCTGATCACCAATACTCATTCCATTCGCACCCAACAATTCATCTGTACCAACATTAACAGTCGTAGCAATTGGTATACGTTCACGTTTGAATACCGTGTTTCTTGGGGTGCCTGTTATTTTGGTGTTCGATGGGATTGCAGTATTGTCTGCTTCATTTGATGCAGTCGCAGTCCATTGTTCCGGCGTAAATTCACTTTCTACCCACTGGAATACACGAACTTGACCCCAATCAGCGAATCGACCCCAACTGTAAAGGCGATCATTCAACTGTGGGGAAATGATATCATCGTAATACGGTAAGTATGCCAGTGTTGATGTATCCAACCATACTGTTTGAATTTCATGTTGATTCCAAGCTTGTTCTGATACATCATTTGGATTCAACGTATTTGTGTACAGAGCAGGATCACCCGCATTTTGAATATTAACATTGTGAATTGCAATTATAGAATGATTTCCGCGAGCTGGATCCCAATATGGAACATCGGTTAATACAGTTTCTGATACATAATCGATAATCTTTCCCGGACTATTTTGCGTCTTTGCTGGATTGATTGTAAACAGCATAATAATGTCACTAAAGCCAAACGTTGTAAAACGAACAACTTGCGAATTGATTCGCTCATACTCGCTTGGACCCGTACCAGGTTGCAAATATGAAGTTGTGTAATTACGCAGATCGCCTGGAATTACTAGTTGTCGGTGTGTGATACGAACTGTATCTGAAAATACTGGTTGTTGCACATACACATCTGTACCAACAGTTGTTATTTTTACATTAACATCTGTTGTCAATACCCACGATGTACCATTCCATACAAAAATATCACCAGTTGATTTTTGATACCAGAGATCAACTGTTTCTTGACCAGATGTTGGAACAACATCTGAAGCATAAATTGTTGTTAATGATGTCACCTTACTATCGAGAAATAGAATGGAATTATGAAGCAATTCTTGTTGCTGTGGTGCATCAATCCAACGTGACTGATCAGCAAATGTAATTACATTAAAGCCCTGAGCTTTATCAGCAGCAACTACAGCTTTATCTGATGCTTCTGAGTCCGTTAAAAACTCTAAACGAATATCGTCAACCTGTCCATCTGATGCAAAAAGTTTGATCTCAGGATAAACTTTTGGTCGAACATCACCAAAGTCGGCAATCTTCCATGCCCAAAATTCATCTACTTTTGCATCAACAAATCGACGAGAATTAATATATGCTTTGATAGCATTTGTTGAACCTTTTGCTTGGATCATGCCACGGTAAAAAATGAATTGAGTTTTTGCATTGGTGTTCAACAAATCCATGAACTTCATTTGTCCTTCACGATAACCTACCAGAGCACGTGAGTGGTGACCAACCTTTGTTTGCTCCTTTAGAGCATACGTATCGTAGTAGTTTTGTGAATCAACAGTCTGGCCTTCAATATTACGTAAAAATTTACCATCCAATAAGTAGTAACCACCCAATGTTGGACGCAAAGTGTAATCTTTCTTTTCATAAAAATCTAAACCAAAACGTTGAGCTTGCAGTCCTAGGAAAGAATCATACAAAATCTGATTGCTCGTTGTGTAATCATTAAACAACACAACGTGTTGAATACCTTCAATGAACAAGTGTGCTCCACCCATGTGAATCAAATTGTATGGATCAACTGTTGAAACCGATGGAGGAACAACATCATTTGCAATTCCTGTACGCATTGCCAAACGAGCAAGTGTATCTTCGCGGAAGATTAGAAGTTTATCAGCAGTCAGTGGTCGAGCATATTGGTCAAAAATTGTTTGCTGGACACGAATGTCCGCATAAGGACCTTGAATTACATTCGCCAACACACCTTGTGGTGTCGCAACCCACAAGTTATTGCGTGCCGGATTCATTTCAAATGATGGAAATGATTGTGGACGATTTTGTGGTGCTACAAACATGATGCCACTGCCATTTGATAGAATATCAACAATTGATGCTGCTATCTGCCGTGTAGTTGATAATTGAAACACACCTGAAATAGTTGTTGATGGATAGTAATAATATGGTGTATTACCAATGAAGGGTTCTGGCAACAAACCTGTTGAAGTCATTACAATTGCCATTCCCGCAGACCATGTTGGAATTTGTCCTGTAAATTGTAATGTATTGTCTGTTTGATCCAGAACAACAAATGGATACTTATCTGCTACGCTCAAACGTGTGCGACGTAGACGGAATGCCCAATCAATAAATCTTTCTTCTTCCAATTGCCAATCAACATTGCGGCCTGTTTCTGGATCAAGTTCTGAAAAATCACTCAAATTATATAACACACCAAGATCAGTTTGATAGGATTGATAACCATCAATAATGTTAAGCAATCGTTGAATGCCAGCGATAGAGTATGGTGGAGTAAAGTTGCGAACTTTGGTTTTGTCTACTGTGTAGTGATTCCAAATTTCTTTGGAAGGACCTGTACCACCCAGCACTTGGAATGAAGATGTTACTTGACCGACATTTAAATCACCAGTTCCTGGTGTTGTCCAAATAAACGGCAATCCAACAGTTGCATCGTTTGGACTATCACTTACACGGAAGGTTCGATTCGTTAAACGAATAATATAAAGTGGTTGATACTGAACCAACGGAGCTGGTAATAATTGTGACGATGTAATAAACACAAGATCACCAGTTTGCCATGGCAAAATATTGTTCGGCAAATCAATCATACCATCCACAACAGAACTTGGTAATGCTTCAAGTGTTGTAATTCTTGTTTTGTCTGTTGATGGATCGTAGATAGATGCAACAACTGTATATGTACCGTTATTTGCTGTTGAATCGATTACATCAAATACCGTATCGTGCGGGAAGTCTGTAACGTGATCGCCATTAACTTCTAACAAATTTGACACACTAAGTGCACCAGAGATTGCATACCGATAGAATGTCGCAGTATTCGTTGACACATCAACTACGAATGGATAATTCATAACGTCGTAGTAGGAAATTGCACGTGGAATTGCTGCTAGTGTTTCCAGTTCCATTTTCCACTGTGCTTGATTGCTGTATGAAATTAATGCTGGTGGCATGTTCAAAATAACAACTTCGAATGCATCCGACCACATATCCTTAATAACACCCATGTTTGCTAAAATAACATTGTAATCTTGAGGACCAACATCAAAATATTTGTTTGTTACTTGCAGGGTACTTGTGTCAATAATACCGGAGAATTGATATGTTAAGAGTGGATTCCATTGTGTCCATAGTACACGGAACTCTTTGTTAGTGTCATATCCAACATATCGATTGTAATTAACGTACCACTGATTCATTCCTCGAACGAGGAACTTAATGTTATTATCGTAAATATCACCATGAAATAATGCATCTTCGTGATTATATACTTGACAGAATGTAGGATCTAATTGCAAGTTATTAACACGAATAAAATCAATTCCCCATGCATAATGCATGAATCGAACTGGTTGCATTCTGAATGCAACCACCAATGGATCATATACGTGTTCACCAGAAACAAGCCATTGCCACTCTGTCGGACCACCATCTCCATATGCATAATTTGCACCTGGTGCAACTATTTCTGTTGAGAGACTTGTAAAGAATGAACGAATTGTAGGAGAACTTGTGCTATAATATGGAGGAAGCACATCATCTGGTGCATAGTTACCTGCAATGACAACAGTACCAGTATTGACTGAGACGTAATTGTACACCAAAGTTATTTGGCCTGGTAATCCTGTACCTGGTACTCCTGTTGGAGTAGTTCCCACCGTTGGAATAATACCAACTCTAATATTTGCCCACATGTCGTGTATACCATCACGACGCCAGTGATATGTTTCTGTGGCATCAAGATAAAACGCATCCCACCAATCTGGTTTATCAATAAAGCCTTGGAGAGACCATGGCTCTAGATGAGGATATGGTGTTCCATACCACAACGTATAGAGTTGCTGCCACGATGCTGCAAGCCCAGGAGTAATCGAAAATGTTGGTGGTGTTGTAACTGAACTATACACATAATTCCACGTAAATGCATCTGATGGTGTGTAATTAAAATTTTCAAATGGAGCACGGATGCGACGACGCGCAATAAACGCAAAAAACTGCTCCTCATTGTATTGATCGTAAAATGCTTGCTCGCTTGGATTTGGTGTAAGGGAAGCATAATCAAAAGCAAATTCTGTGATCGGCTTTGGTGTAATTGCATACAGTTGATTCTCAACTGTGAGAAGAGTGTTTGCTAACAATAACCGCATATCGACCAATTCCCATGCAAGTGAAATTTCTTGAACAGGGGCTGCTGCTATCCATGCTGATCCATTCCATGTGAACAGTTGATTGAGCATTGAGTTCCAATAAAAAGCACCTACGGGAACACCAGTTCCCGATGGAGCAACTGGTGTCACAGCGATAACATTGAATCGATACAATGCACGAGGATTAGATGTTTGATACCAATATACACCGTTTCGAATCACACCAAATTGTGTAGAGAATGTTGTGTTTGGACAATTCGATGGAAGCACAAATGGTAGGACTGACATAAAGCACGGAGGTGGCGTCGTTGCAATCTTACCGATAGTACCATTTGTTACGCGTGTATCTGGTATAACACAAAGAATACGTGATGCAGAATCTTCTTCCGCTGCTGTAAAATTGATGCTTGATCGATGTCCATCATGATGTAGAATCTGATAAAGATTCATTTTTACATCAATATCCATCACTGGTTGGATGACAGGACCAAGAGCAAACATTGGAACTGTTGAAATCCAATTGCGCATGCCTACATTTGTAGCAGCGTCGAATGCACTAGTATCAACATATACTTCAGCATAAAAATCGTTGGCTTCGTAGGCACTAATAACAGTTTCGGCTACAAATCCTGGCAAATCAGTGAGAGCATCAACAGAAAGATTAGACAGCATCGTTACTAGATTTCTGTTGAAAAGTTCTTTGATCGCCAACAGTAAATCAGCATATTGTTGTTGAGCAAATTCAATAACACCTGGTGGTGTTACGTTAATCAAATTAACTGCTGAAACTAATGTGTCATAACTATCATTATGTTCTTTGATAGTTCCACCAAGTGAATAATTAAAATCTGCTTGTGAAAATCCTGAAATACCACCACCCGGAAAACTAAATGGATTTGGTTGAGCATCAACGATAGAACGGAAGTGTGTTACTAGTTCGGAATAACTAATATTAGTACGATTGTGGTGTTCTGGATTCAATCGCCACTGGTCCGGAATTTCCCAATCGCCTCCTGGGTCGCCGACAGGAATTGGATTATTGTCACCATCAACCCATTGTGGAATATATGTACCACCTGTCCATGTGCTTGGTGGACCAGATGTATTATCTGTGTATTGTGGAACACTGCGCCAAACTGTTGTTAATGTTGGGTCTCCACCTTCAATTGCCACTGCTGGAGTTACCAGTGAATCATCTTGCTTTGGTAATGCTTGAACTACCCATGTTATACCATTAGATTTGTAAACAAGTTGCGTGGTAGGATCATACCAAATACTGTTTTCGATTGTTACAAGATAAGTTGGTGGTGTTGCACCAACAAATGGTACATGTGTTTCAATTAGACCCGTACCTGAATCTTGAATTACAAATAGAGTTTGCCATGCTACACCATTCCACTGTAAAAGAATTCCTGTACTTGGATTGTACCAATAGTCACTTGGCTGCATACGACCATCTAGCAGTCGGTAACCATAAATTTGTCCATTATCTTCCGCCAACATAAATTGAACAAAACCAAATTCTCGGCCACCATCGGACGTTACAATTCTTTTCTGAACAACACGGTTGACAGGAGCGCTCGGATCCTCACGATATGCAAATAGTGGTGATGCACTAATCAAGTTGCCAGAACAAACGTCATACATATCAAATAATGGATATTGATTAACCAAGGTCTTAACTTGATCTTTATGATCAAACGAATTACGTCCCAAATATGTTGGTTGAGTACCAACTAATACAGCTGCTAAGAACGCCGTTTCATCTTCAATAGTTCGCACAGGAACATACTGCATACCCATATCACTAAGGGCTGCTGGGCCTACTTCAATACGAATAATATCGTACTGTGTAAGTGGTGTGGTGAATACAACGTTCGTTACATAATTAAACGATTGTGTTGTATAGATACTAGTTCCCACAGCTGTATAATCTGGAACACCAATTGCACTCAATTCAACGTAAGTGCCGTATTGTTGAATGTTATTTTTGTAAACACGAATCTGATCCTGTCCTGCAAGAGCAAATAGTGATCGGCCTGTTAAAATTGTTCCTGAAACAGTTGCTAGTGCAGGAATTGTTTCATTAACAATAATTTCTGTATTTGGACCAACGTCCAATGCAGACAGGACCGTATAAATTCCATTACCGGCGCCATTATTAGGAATGACAAAAGACATACCTGGTGTAAAAAATGCTGCATGATTTCCAAGCACAGACCACGTACCATTAACACCAACAATAAGTGGTGCAACAATGGTAAAAAATGTCTGATCGATGAAACGGAATGATGCATCTAACGCAATATTAGTTACACCCACTCCAGTAATTGTAGTTTCTTGAAAATATTCACCAACTACCATTGGACCAACTGATGGTACACCTGAGAATGAATATGGATCACCTTGTTCAATAGCACGATTCAACATTGGATTTCCAACTTGTGATCCAGCAGCGGTAGACGTCATTGAATTTAAATCAAGGAACCAATGTACTTGATACCCACGCCATATATCACCAAGAGTTGTTATTTGTGGTTCAATACGAGCATGATTTACACCACCACCTTGAGGAGTTGTTGTAAAAAATGCATCGATGCCAGCACCAAGCTCAACGAGCTTAACGATCGTAACAAGATAACCACCTTGAACTTCTAATGGATCAGATGGAGCACCTTCACGATAGATTGAATAATCTACTGTGAAGCTATTGTTGATCATTGGAATATCAGAAACGACCAAAAACGTAAAGCCAGGAACAAATGTTGTAGCATAATTAATATCACGTGCTTCTGTTGCATTCTTATCAAACAAATACAAGTACCATGCTGTTCCAGGAGCACCTGGTTGTACGGCTAACCAGCCTTTAACTGGTTCCAATTCCAAGCGAGTTGGTTGACTGGTGGTTGCAGAAAATGATCCAGTTGTGATTGGACGATATTTCCACGAATATGATAATTCTGTCCATTTGTTCATTTCTACACGTGAATCATATTCAAGAATAGGTGCTTGGGCTCTACGAACACCGGCAAATGAACTTACTCGTGATTTGTGAATCCACTTGTTTTGTTGTGTCCATTGATTACCAACTTGTAGTGTTGCAGCACAGCTTGCTGTCAAGTCCCATAAAATATCACCTTTGAGTTTATCACCAACAAAAACACTCCAATCCTGAATAACTAATATCCATGCTGTATTACCTGGGTTGCGTTGATACAAACCATCAAGCGTTGTATCTAACCACAACGCAAGAGCTGTTGGGATACCATTAAATGCAATCCATGCACCATCTCCAACCCCAGCAGCAGATTCACCACTTGTTTGAAATGGTTGTGCATATGGACCTAATAAGAATGTCCAAGGTGGATCACCAGGTGCTTGATTATCATCCCACAAAGCTAAATCCCAACCAAAATCACCAGAACATACACAATTTGCATCTACACGTAATACATCATGCAACTCTTCTAAAGAGATAATACCAGATGCTACTGGTGTGCAAGGTACCCACGCAAAACCATTCCAACAATAAACATCAAGATCCATAGTACTTGTATCCACCCAATATCGACCAAGCACCGAAGGTGGTGGCATTGTTGGGCTACGAATAGCCATGGGAGAAATATCTGGATCAAAGATGATTGTTGTTTGAATTGGTATGGAGCCTTGCACACAAATGTTGACATCAATTGTACAAGTACCGTTACCAACAGCTGTTAATGGAATATCTTCATTAACGAGAATTGTTGTATTACCAGCGCCAAATGTTGTACTACTTACCGTATATGTACCATCTGCGCCACCCGTATTGTTGGTGATAGTAAATGGAATTCCTGGACCAAGAACAGACCGGAAATCACCTGCAATTACCCACAATCGGGCTGGTGCATCAACACCAACCACAAATGCAGTTTGAGTTTCCAAACTGTAAGAGGAACTTTGAACAGTGAAGAAACGATTACGAATGTTAATATCCAATGTATCCTTAATCCACACACGGAAGTTTTCAATAAACAACGTACTAAGTTGTCCATCAACTGTGACCGAATTATTTCCAACATCAATTTCAACGATTGGGAATGTTTCACCATACGTTTGAACTAGAGTGTCATATGCTGTAAGAACGTTTAATTCTTTTTCACAACGATTTTCAATTGTTAGATACTGTGGTAAATCTGTAGGGTTTACCGGTTCCCAGTAATAGTCTGTGAAATTAACAACCATGTCCAAATTAACTGGAGGTACCCAGTTAAAATGAATTGTGTTACCCCACTCTTGCATACGAAGAAAATCTACTCCCATTAGAGTTAATTGTTCTTGATATGCTTTGAATGACATAGCTGTTTCCACCGTACCAACTTTTGAATAAATTGTTGGTTGCAGTTGAAACGCTTGTAATTGAGGAGTTGGTTCGGGGAGTTGACGATTTGTCAACGATGAGGGATTGGGCGTGCCGACATAGCCTGAGACGTGCGTTGTATCATCTTTTGTCAACATACGATCAAAAGATGTGTTTAGAACGCTTTTGTTAGTTTCTGATCGTAGAACTTCTGGTAGAAGTTCAAACAGATTAGTATGTGGTTCAGGATGGTCGCTGTGGTTTGCCACGTATGGTTCCTCTTGGTTTTGCCCAAGTATTTATCAATAGAACCCACCAGATATTCCACTAGTTTTAACCGTTTAAGCGCAGATTGATTGAATTGTAAGATGGAACCAATACAATGTCATCAACGGTAATATCAGCATAGAAAATTTCATCTTCGGCGGCAAATACCTCAAACATATCACCAAATTGGTTTTGTTCAAATAATGGTACAATCACAACAGAACTAATATCCATCGGCAATGCAGCATGAATTGATGCAGCCATTTCTGTAAAGAAGAACGTTTCCCCAAATTCCCATGTGGTGATGTCCAAGAAATTTCGAACAGTTGCAACAATTGTTGTTTTGATCTCATTATCGGTCAACAAGGCATCAGCTGATTTAATTACTTTAAGAGTTGCTTGTAGTTGCGGAGCGGCCTGACCACCAAACAACAGCTTAATCTTACCTGGCTGTAGAATAACTGTATCCGAAATCATTGCATTATCAAGCAAATAATTGTATGAAGTACGCAAATCTAGTGGGGTTGGTACAGCTGGAAGACTTTGATTATTCTCCAATGCTTGTTTCAAGGACACAAAATAGCCTTTGGTAATAACCATCATATCAATGATGTTACTTGCTGCAGGATCAACTAAGTGATATCGTGCCGTGAAGTGGAACCAAGCAAAATTAAAATTCTCACGACCATTATTACGTTTCCAGAGGTTAGCTCCTGCGAGTTGATCCTCGATGTAAGAAGTGATTGTTTCATAACTAACTGCAGTAGGTACCCAAGGATCATCAACTGTCAAACGTGAAAAGTACACATAATCTTTCACTATGACAACAACTTGCGTATTGCCGTTCATATTGAACACTTCAACTATTGAAACAATTTCATCTGGTAATAGTGACCCTTCTTGCCAATCAACTAACGGTGTCATTGTTGTCAGATCACCTGTCACTGTTACATCACCCTGACCAGTAATATAGAGAATTGGAATTGTGATGTCCGTCGTTGTATACGGAGCAGTTGAACTGCCCACTGTTGCAATATCAATCAATAGAAAGTTTGTTAATGAAGCAAACAATGGTGGAGCACCATCTACAATGTTTATCGTTGATGCGGTTCCAAATGTGTTACTCATTACAACCAATGCACCGTCGATGATAGCAATAAATCCATTTCCTGTCAAGGCTGAATTAATATCAAACAACAAATTTGTATATGTATATGTTGCTGGGATTACCACGGTCACACTAACCGGATATGGTGTCCCATCAATTGTAATTGTTGTATTATATGTACCCGCTAAAGCAAATGGTTGATCACCGGCAGCAATTCCTGTTGAAAAAAGTATCGGTTGTTGGCCAGCAACCAGTGTAATAGTTGGATTGATAATCCCAAATAGCATTGGATTATCAGGAACTCGATCACCATTTGCATCAACAGAAACAACACTGATGCTGTTAATATCTCTCAAACCAATTTCTGGTCCACTATCAATTGTTTCTTGTGCAAGAACATTAAAATTCCAATTCTGTGACATTAAAGCAGCACGATTATTATCAACATTTGCTTGCAAAATAACGATCAAATCAAAATCTGAATTCAATGTATCATAATCAACAATTGTTGCTCCATCATTTTGATTCCAAAATTGTGTTGTAACACTTTCAACAATTGTCCGACGGGCATCCCTTGATACATTGTAAATTGTTTCAAACACACTTAACTGCGTAACAGAAATCAATGGATATGTAATGAAGTCGATTGGATATCCCACACCTCCCAAACCATCCACAAAGAGTGGTGGTGTACCCGGTAATGTTGGCGCTGCACTTGTTTTCAAACTATACCATTCATTCGTAACTTTGTTGTAGTACATGTCAAATGCAGCTGGTGATGGTGGTGGGGCTAACGCCGCAACAATACGATCGATTTCATCTTGATTAAAAGTGCGACGAATATCACTTGAAGGTACACCATTGGTAATCAATTGCATATAAATGTCTGTTGATGATAGCAGTGGTTCAATATAGGTTGAAATTAACGTGCTTGGTGACACTCCTGGTGTTGTTTCAGAGATTTGTTCATCTTGAAAATATAGGAGAGCATCATCACCAAAAATCTTCACGTTTTCATACGAACCACTTGGATCATGCCATGGAATATATTTGCTATCACCAGCAAATGTTCTATTGAAAGAACGCAATTTTAAGATTGAACTATCCTGCAATGGGAAGACATTATAATCTTCCGCATTAACCATACGATCTTGAGTGTAGTATACAGCAGGTGCTGTCACACGAATATGTTCTAGTGTTTCTGCAGAAGAAGCATTCTGTAATGTGTTAATTAACGAAACGGTAAATGTAAATGTCTGAACACGACCTAAAGTATCAACGTACGAAAAAGATAATGTTTGATTGACAACCGCTGAACGAGGAACCACAACATCATCGTCGATACTTGAGCGAACCCAGGCATCAAATGTTCCTTTAGGAATATCTGAAAATTCACCATCTCCAAAAATCAATTGAATTTGGTTATTTGTTAGCGTTTCAACTTCATATTTGTTACGAATCGGATTTGTATTGAAAATAATATTCTGTGCATGTGCAAGATCAACTTGCTGCCAATCACCTGAACGAACGCCCGTTGCTCGATGATACGGAAGAAGTGGTGGTAGATCCAATGTTACTCCCGTGTTTGGATCAATGTTATTCAACCATACGTCTGTTTCGTTGATGTTCGTTGCATTGACAAGGTAGATTTGATTTGGTGTAATACCATCAAAGTTTGTTCGAAATCGCTGCATTGTTCCTTGCTTGGTGAAACAGAAGAAGCCTGTTGTATCAGATTGGTCACCCAACCCATCGTTACCATAGCTAATCACAAAATTCGTATTATTTTGTGGACGGCGCTCTACGAGTCCCTGTGTCAAACTACGTGCTAATGGAACTAATTCCATAGGTAGAGATTGTCCACCAACTGTCGTTGAGTATTGAAATACACCAAGTGGTAATGGAACAAGATTCCATTGATACAGTTCAAATACAACATCATCAATTTGAAAACGATCAGTTGGAACCACAGATCCAAATGGTTGAGCCAGAACACGATTCATTACCTGAATAAACTGTTGTTTCCAATCAACATTGTTTATATCATTCCAACGAATTGTGGTATTGGCTAAATTGATACCATTAGTATCAATTACTGGTTCTGTTGTGGCGATTGATTGAATTTTAACTAAGCCACGAGCTGGTAGCATTCGATCCGCTTTGTATGAAACTAACTTTGCTAGACGAAGAATACTATCTCGACGTTGTGCTGTTGTGATGAAGTTTTCTTGGGCATTTACGTCGAGGCGATAAGCAATCTGTTCTGCCACATAAGCAAAAGATTCCACAACAGCAATAAATTCACTACTTTCAATGAAGTCGTTGAAAGTTTCTGGAAAATACAATTTAATGTATTCAAGAATACTTTGCTTGATTGAGTTGTAATCAAATGCTGCAAAATTTACATTTTGAAATGCAGTATAGATACGTTCAAACGATTCTGCTCGGGAGACTAGACGACTCATTCTGATGCGCCTTCAAAAAGGATATTCAAGTTCAGATTATCAATAATATTCAATTCTATGTATAACATTCGTGCTGCAGCAACCACCCGATTACTATCATAATCGGGAATGACTGACATCTGAAGAAGTTCAACTCTAGGGTCAAAATTGATAACTGTTTCTAAGTCTTCTCTCAAAATGCCAAGTGTGATCTCATCCAGTGGCTCGAATGCCAGATCTGGTATTCTTGTACCGTACGTAGGCATCATTACACGTTCACCTCGACGTGTAAAGATATGATTAAGGATATCCATTTTGACCAACTCAACGTCTGTCAATGAAAAGGTTTTATTCTTTTCATATTCAAACGAAGAATAGCCGCGATAGAGACCAAATGTTATTCCTGCCATCATTTACTCCGATAGTTCATGTATTTATTCGGGGTCAGGCATGTTTTGTTTCGTCTAAGTTTCAAAACGAATCTGACATTATCTTCGCCAAAATTTACCACGTGGAATCTCTACACCACGCTCATTTCTATTTACCTGAGGACTGGTATAAAGAAATTCATCGTTATGTGTGAAATTGTTTGCCGTCATTACACGTGGCCAAGGTTCATGCTGTGGTACACGACTGGTCCAAAATGTTGGTAATTCACTTGGTGATGAAGCCCCTGCAGCAGTCGAAACGACTGAAGCATGAATTGCATTACAATCACTTGTTGATATAATACAATCTGAGTGGTACATTATAATTTCACTAGTATGCCAGTTTGGTGTTGAATATTTAATGGCATCATCACCACGAATACTTACATCAAATCCTTGAATCTCAAAGTTAGTTTGGGCTTTTGCTGTAAGGTTTGAACCAGCACTAATATCAAGATTGCTTCCAGCTTTTTCTTCAATGTTGGAAGCTGCTTCCAAATACATGCTTCCGCCAGCTTTAATATTCGTGTTTGAGTTGGAGTTCAAGTACGTATTTTGTGTGACATTAACACGCCAATTTTGATGGAACTTAAAATGAACATCCTGCAAAGCTTCTGCACGAATATCGGTGCCAGAATACATGTGAATTCCTTGTGCACCATACATGCGAATTGCTTGATCGCTTGTTAGATTAATATCTTGTGCCGCATGAATATTAACTTTATTTGATGTATAGATGTCAATATTGCCCGCTTGATCCATTTCAATCCAATTATTACCTTTGGCTGTAGCTACATATATTCGTTCATTCGTATCATCCATAAGGATTTGATGTCCTCCCGTTGTACGAAAACGAGTGCGACAGTTTGTGGTACTATCATCCATTGATATAGCGTGGAATCCTGGAGTCGTCCAAGAATAAACTTCACTATCAAGATTGCCCTCATCATATAAGCCAGGATATGTTGGATCTTGACGACTAATTTCATAACCTTGAGTACTGAACCAACCGTCCCAAAATGCATTTTTATCATCAGGAACATTACTTGTTGTAAACTGCAATGCTGCCACATCAACAGCCGAAACCTGATAATCTGCTACACGAGTGCGCCATTCATAATTTGGTTCACTCTTTGGAAATGCTTCTCGCATATTTGTATTGAGTGGTTCAATATATTTTTCATTTGATGTGTATGGACCAAATGGGCGACGATCATCTGCCTGTTCCAATCCAGGATGATCTTCATACATGAATCGACCATGTGGCATAGTATGTGGTCGAAATTGATCGTATATTGCACCAAAAGAAATTCGGAAGTTTGGATCACCATCGATAAACATTACAACAACTTGTGAACCAATCTTCGGCCTCGCCCAAAAACCATATCCCACCGCTCCTTCAGAATGTTCACCTGGTCCTGTACCACGAGTTCCTGCTTCGGTTTGACCAGCAAACGGTGATACATAAACAGCCCATGGAATATCTTCGATTTTACTAGACATTCCCTCACCCAACACAGCACATACAATACGGATGCGACCCATTTGTTGTGGATCATTTGTATCAACAACTGTTCCAATTGTTGCCACGCCTTGGAACGAAGGTTGTGGCTGTGCTTGTTGTTCATATGTGAGTAGTTGTTTGGTTTTCATGTCTGTTTCTCTGTGTTAATACCACCGTAAGATTCATATATGTTTAAGAATTCTGTCATTGATATTTGATGCTGTCCCAAAGTCGTGGCCGTCGGAAGTGATGGCCAAACAGTTGGTGCATGTCCCAATTTGTCTAATGCAGTTGTTACTTTGCCAGCCTTTACATCATTAAATGCATCACGTTCTTTAAATAATCCTTCAGCAGCCATATCTTGACTCGTTGGCCCAAAATCTGGCAATCCTAATGATACCTTAAGATTTCCCCATGTCTCACGAAAAAATTGGTAACCACCTGCAGCACTTGATGGCAATACAATTTTTATATTTGTTGTATCTGCAGCACCGCGGGTCGTGTCTATATATGCCGCTAACTTACCACCTGGTAAAGACTTCGGAACAATACGGCCTCCCGGAGTTGTTCCAAAATTTGTACTCTTTACCAATTGTGGTATTGGTACTAATGCTGGATGATCTGTAAGAACAAGAGCTTCTTTACCCGTTTTACCAATTTTCTTGTAATTAATCGTTCCTTGACTTGTTAATGTACCTTCTCCTTCAGCAATCGCATGTCTGAAGGCAAAGAGATTAATATCTTCCTGATTTGTTGAATTCAATCGTGGAGATGGACGTACTGGTTTTGGTGTAGGAGGAGTCTGTGGTACAACTCTTGCTGGTTCCGGTGGTGGGGTTGGAGGAGGAGTTGTCGTTGTTCCACAGTCTGTCTTACTGTTACGTTGTTGTTCGTTCTGTGTGCACTGTAGGGCTGCTGTCAAACTATCATCGCCAGTTCGTGTATCTGGTGCACCATCTTTTGATGGCTTTGGCTGCTGGCAAGGAATTGATCCATCATAGCAGTCCATTGTTTGTTTTGTAAATGCAACAGCGGATTTTCTCTTATCGCTCAAATAATCAAATGTTCCCGGATCTGGAAGTGCAATCATATTCAATGTTTGTGTGAATTCACCATTGGAAAATTCATGATTGATGCCATAGATGTAATAGTATCCTTGAAACCAAAAATTTGTTGCATAGTTTGTTTTATCTTGAAAGGCTTGCAAATCGTCTTGATTTGCTGGCATTTTAATGTTGATCTTGGCAAGCAATGGAAAATCACCCATCGACATGCCGCGATTGATCGTGTCTTGTTCTCCCGTCGGTCCAGGCTTTGCTGAACAAACATCAGTATTACCATCTTTATCTCGTACAAAAGCATCCAAAAACTTGAATGTTGATTCGGGCGAAGACAATTCACTAGCTGTTTCTAAAAATGCTGTATTACCCCGAATTCGTATAGTTGCTTCAGCAACTTCCAAACTAGCATGTTTCGCCATTGTGTAATTTGCACCAATATTTTCTCCCGGATATAATGTATTATTTCCTTTACGTTGTGCCTGAGCACCAAAGAATAGAGGAGTTTTTAAAGAGTATCCTGGACGCAATTTGTTAATCTCTGCATTGGGATTAATGTGTGTTGATTTTGATGGAGAAGCTTCTAAGGCACTTTTAAAGGAATTTGCTGAGGTTGCTGTTTGCAAATATGCCATTCCTAAATTCAACTTCAGATCAAACTCCAAAATGTCCGTATTCAATCCTGTATACATGTAGTCAAATAATACCAAATGATTGTTGATTACAGTATCACTAAACACACGTGCGTTCTCTGAATTACCACCAATAATTTGTTCAATCAAACCACCCTTTGGTGAAACAAATTGTTTGATTGTATACACCACTTGTACTCTATCATTTAGTGATCGTAAAGCAGTTTGAACTTTATATTCATACTTAATTACGTTACCCTTTCCATCTTTCGTCCCGGCCATTTCTTCTAATACTTGAGGACTTAATTGCATTATTCCACGAATTGCACTCTCAATACTTCCACCAATTGTTTGTTTAACATATACCTTGCCTTTATCACAATTTGGCTTATCCGTATATTGCTGTGGACGATCAGAAACTAGGTAACGATTATTGCAATATACTGGATCTAAGAGAATAATATATTCTACAGGAATATAATCACCATCTTTGTTTGCAAATCCATCATCTAATAAATTTAGTTTGCCTCTGAAACAATTTGCATAGGCTGTATAACGTTCGTTAATATAATTTTGTAGCTGTTGCATCGAATCTCGTAATGATGGGCCCACGGACAAAGCAAACCCATCAGCAGCTCGGGAGTACTGTG